CCAGCAGTCGATGAACTGTTGGTAGCAATAGGAGCTGTTCCATTGGTAATCGTCACGCCACCAGCCGTATAGCCAGTACCAGAGGTGTTTGTCACTTCTCCGGTAGTGCTGTAAGCAGTAGTGCCAGCGTTAATCGTTGCCGATGTAAAGTACAAAGCGGCCTTGAATGTATCGGCAGTAGTAGCCGCACGGATGGGCGCAGTGCCAAAGTTATGTGTTGCCGTCAGGATTTCCCCCATGAAGGAGGTACACATTGATGCGGTATTTGCCATAGTAGTTCCTTAAAAAGTACCAGTTTCTCCACCCAAAGGCGGCATTTTCTTCAAAGTTACATGAACAGAACGGTGAACAAGTTCACCCTCTAACCAGTATTCTGTCCATGTGGTTGTTTCGTTGTCGTTGTCTACACTACCCTCTCGCATTTCTAGCTGAGAGTCATCCATGTCGCCTTTTGTTGTGGTAACTATCAATTTGAACTCCTGATAAGCGCCGCTGTAGGTGTGTTGGCCGGCATTGTGATTGTAAATGTGGTTGTTGATGTTTTGTCAGATCCAAAATCTAAAACACAAACAGACTTATTGCCCTTGCTTGCGTTATAAAGTAACGCACATCGAGCAGTTAAAGCCGCATTCCATGTCACATTGTTCCAGTTTACATAGGCTGTATAGCCAGAAGAATTGATTGATACACCAGTCAGCGTGTAACCACCTGCGGTATAACCAGACGCAGACACTTCATTTGTATTTGAATACACAGTCGTGTCTTGGTTTAAATCAACATTAGCCGTATACAAAGCTATTTTGATAGTATCCGTAGATAGATCATGTATGCCTTGATACAGCTCTTTTTTAAAACTAGTAGTCTGGGTTTGGACTATGCTCATTGAACTTGTGTCCTAACCTGACCATCACGATAAGCATCCATACGCTGTTTGCCGTCACCCAAGTTCTTAAGCAGAGCAATAGACTGTAAATACATATCGTTGTAAAACTTAACCAAATCTGCTTCGCCCTTCATGTAACGAATGGCCTCAACCAAAGTTCCATTAAGAAGAGCAGAATCAAAGTTATCGCCCAGCCAAGTCTGACTAGCGGTAACAATTGACTCAGGGTAATAGTAGTAATGCAATTCAGCGTTATATGTTACATCTGGTGTGGGGCCAAGAATAAACGTCAGCTCTTTTACATTAGAAGATTGTGGGCCAAATATGGCGTAGTGCTTGGGTTTGCCTGTATCAGAAGGATTGGGATATGCATCTCTAATAAAGTTAACGTCTTTGTTTAACAAATAGATGTAATCACCACCGCTTGTTGGATACAAGGCCAAGGAGTATGTTGAAAGAAAATCATCAGGCGCAGACAAATACTTATTACCAGAAACAATACTTCCGGTAACGTTCTTTCTCAGGTTAGAGATCTGCACCGTGTTATAGATGCGTTGCTCCGCCTGTTTAATCATAGTATTCATATCCGCTGTGGGAAACGTGTTCTCACAGTAGTCTGAAACAGCAATGACTAATTCACTATATGTCATGCCATTGGGCCTCTGGCCATCACGCCTTTAGTTGCCGCACCAGTACCACGAATCTTGATACCAGATGTTTTTGGTTGCTCGTCACCAGCAGATCTGCTGATAGCGCCAACGCTCACATCGTATTGATCAAGCTTGCTTTTGTTAGGCTCTTTGCCGGGATTGTTAGCAATCTTTGTGGCTTTGCCATTCATATCGTGTGGCTTGGCATAGACGCTGGCAGAACCAACTTCTTTGCCCATCATTTTTTTACTAAATGTAGCCATTATTTGCCCCTTGAAGATTTCATTTGATTAGCAACTTTAGCCAAACCGCGACCCAATTTACGCATTTGCATATTGGTCTTGCCGCCTTTAGCTAACTTTAAAGTGGTACCTTTACCACCTTTATGCTCTTGAGCATCGTGCTGTTTAAAGGCTTTTTTAATCATAGCCTTGTCTTGTTTTACATCTTCTTTATCCATGTTCCGCTCCTAAGTTACGCTTACCGTTACTGTACCAACACTTGTCGTTCCCACCAAGTTATTTGGCGTTAAACCTACATCAAAATTGCTCGATCCGCCAACTGGATACCAGCCCCATTGAATATCTCTAGAACCACCCGTAGGGTAGCCACCAAAGCTATCGTTTGGATTGATCTGCAATCCATTCACGCCAGCCGTTACATAAGTAGTATCTTTCCTTGGTTCTCTCAAAGCCTGTGGATCTTCTACTGGATACATACCCAATAGCAATTGAGGTTGATCTGGATCCCAGCACTCAGGGCAAACCTTTAGGTCATACCGCTTTGTCTTAATAACCTCTGTCTTTAACTGTTTGAGCTTGAACTGCTGACCGCACCTATCGCATTCAGCAATTGCAAACTTGCCAGAGGCGAAAGTATTAGCCATTAGGGTGTACTCCCACCAATAAACTGTTGTCTAGGCACAAACCTTAATGGCGCTTTCTCATGGTCTTCACCAGCGGCCAAATTAAATTGTTCATCGTATGCTTGTTTCAACATATCCAAACGGCCTTGTAACTCAGGAACTTTCATGGCTATGTAGTAAGCCAATCCTGAGACAACGCAAGGCAAGAAACGGAAATTCATATCAGATACCTGCACACCAGAACCAGCATCTTGAATCCTACGCATTCTGTAGTAGACAAACTGGTAGGGCGTAGAGTTATCTGGGGTTGGCCATACTGTTACCGCAGGTAGCTGGGGTACATACACGGCTGTTCCTGTTGTGTGCGTAGCCGCTGTTGTGCCTGACTGTCCACGGAATACGTTGCCAATCGTATTTCCATCGAGGTAGTTGTAATACATGATCTCCGAGTCCAACTTAATGAACCCAGATCCAGCCAATCCCGTAGTGGAACTTAGCGTAATTGTTGTGGCATCAATGGTAACGTTACCATTGGTAGTCAAAGTGGTGGGGTTTGTTTCCCCAGACAGGCGTTGAATCCACACTTGGATAGGACGAGCCTGAGTCAGTTTGTTGGGAATAGTGGCATAGGTAGAAACACTAATACGGCTAATTGTCAGGTCAGCTTGTGTGCTTACAGAGTTAGCGCCAGTACGAATTACATGGTCTAACAGATCAATAGTATCAAGTGGCAAAGAATAAGTATTCAATCCCGGCGTTAAATCAATTACACCCTGCTCAATCGTCCACATATTCAAGCCACGATTAGACCACTCGATGGTCATTATGTTCATGGATCTACGGGCAGTCCTTAGATCGTAGCCTGTACGCATTTCTCGACCCGCACGTTCCCACGCTTCCTCGGCAATCTCCGTGAAGTCCATGTTGAAGGCGGTTGAGCCAGTGGTGTAATTCATTTCTTAGCAGTCTTTGCAGATTGAATAAACGCTTCAGCTGTTGGCGCACCTAGCGATCCGGGCTTACGCATCTTTTCACCAGAGCCTTTGGCAATACGTTTTCTCTTGGCGTTGATATTGGCATACAAACCAATGGGGCCGCCTTCAGCATATTGCGTAAAGTCGGTATCGTCCCGTCTAGCTTTCCGCTTTCCGGTAGGCATCTTTGAGGGGTTTATATCCCCCATACCACGACACGCTCTCATTTTTTAAGTCCTTTAAGGGTTTGTGCCAATCTAGCACGTTTACCCTCAACACCAGATTTCTTTGCGGCGGCGGCAAGCTTCTTAGCAGGGATGGTTTTACCAACCTTTACACCAAGTTCTTTGCGCAAAGCGCCGGGTTTAGAGATAGCTTTTTGAATCCATTTTTCAGCCATTACTTTTTCCCCTTTTGATAACCACCGCCACACATGGCAACGAGTGTTCCCCTAGTCTTACCCTTGGTAGCAATACCATCGGCGCGTCTAGATGCCATTCCGCCCTTTGCCAGAGGGACAATCTTCATGTCTGCCTCTGCTTTTTTGTTTGGTTTGTACGGCAATGTCTGTGCGCCTTCGGGCATATTTTTGCTTGGCTTACTTGCACCAGAATACTCTTCCATAGCATTTTTAGGCGCTTTAGAAAGAGGTATAGGTTCAATTTTGATCCCGCTACCAGCCATCTCTGGCTTGTAGTTTTTGTAATTGGTTGGATCGTCTAGATGTTGGGGAGTAGCTTTTGGCATATTGAACCTTTTTAAGACGATTACATCTTAATGTTTTTTCCTTTGGTCAGGGCTTTTTTCTGAACGGTGTGTTCGCCTTTGCCCTTCATCCCACCGGCAACGACCTTACCCATCTTGGTAGTGGTAACGTTTCCACCTTTTTTCATGCCCATCATTCCAGCCATAGCAGTCTTTGCCATAGAAGTAGGCTTCTTCATGCCATCTTTAGCGGTACTCATACCGGCTTTCATTACTGGTTTACCCATCTTAGTTGTAGCCATTTCACCACCTTGTTTAAAAGTTTTGCCTTTATCGGCTTTGCTGAAATCTTTCCCCACTGACTGGGGAACTCCTACTTTCTTGGCAAACGATGGGCTGTGAGCCACCGCCTCCATGAACTTATGTTGTTTTGCAGATGTGGATGGCATTAGCACATCTTTCCGCGAGTCTTACCACGTTGGGCAATACCATCGCCACGACTAGATGCACTGGAAACTTTTCCACCTTTGGCCAAATTACCACGGGCGGCGGCTTGCTCACGCTCTTTTTGCACTTGACGGCTAACAGGTCTAGTAGATTCGTAGTTCTGTTTAGC